GATTGGAAAAGTGTGTTATCTTTTCGAGATGCTACGCCAATTCGAGTCAGTGTTTCTCTTACCTTAAGAAAATCATCAGGCTCTTCCAAGGTCACCTCAAGCATAGATGAGGTTGTCCATTCAACAATGTTATTTTCTTTTTCCACCTCGATATACCTTCTTCTTTAATATGTCAATTTGATCTGACGATAGAAGGGAGTGGACTTGGCGGGCTTTTTCATTACTATAGCCATAATATGTCTTAATCACTTCAACGTCATCGTTCGTTTGAGCCTTGGCCCATTTAGAAAAACGTTTTTTCTTTCTAATGATATTTATAAGAAAATCAAATTGTAGGCGACTATCCAAATGCGAGTTAAGATTCATTTCGTTTGCCATCAATACCGTATCATGAAAGTACGATAACTGGCGGTTGACCATAAACGCGTTATATGCTTTTTCAGCTATATCATCAACCATGATATTTGCTTTACCGTAGTTGATGTCATTACAATATTCAAATGGGTTCATCTAAAGTTCTCCACACCACCAATGTAATCATCATAATCTAATTCTGCTTCAAGCATACTCTTAGTGAATGAAGAAGTATCGTTGTTTGTTGGACCAACATGTCTACCATTCCAAAAGAGTTGTGGTACTGTTCGTAAACCAGCTTCTTTAATCACAGACTTTTTTTCAAGTTCATAGCTTAGATTGATTTCATCGAAATCATATCCCCAGTTTTCAAGCTTCATTTTCATGCTATAGCAAAACACACAATCGTTTTGAGTATAAAGAGTAAGTTTAATTGAATTTGACATTGGCCATTACCTCCGTAAGACAAGCAACAACATTTAACTCGTGGTCAGCAACAAAGGCATGTTTGTACTGGTAGTCAGCTAAGATAAGAACCAGCTGTGGAATTGACTGTGGTTCTACCTTGTCAGACATTCTATCGTATAGACCACGAAAGATCGCAGATGCATCTATATCTATATTGTTGACAACCCACTTGCGCATTTCTTTAAAGTCTTTTTCTTTTAGGTACCCAAATAATGCATCAAAGGAACCAGTACTAAAATCCAAAGACTCGACACTATTAAACCCCAGTACAGCAACCCGCTGAAGCTCGTTGAGACATCGGCGCCAATCCGGACCATGCTTCGATATAATAGGTAAAAGATCTTTGTTATCATACGCTATCTCCTGTTCGTTAAGAATAAAACAGAATCGTTCGAACATTTGCTGCATCAATACAGCAGTATTCTTTTTCGACGTATTGAAATCATAGACACCGCAACGAGAATGCAATGGTTCAATAATACGATTCTTAAAATTACAAGTAAGGATAAACCGGCAGTTGTTTGAAAACTCTTCGATAAAACCACGAAGTGCCGGCTGCGTTGACTGTGGATTTAGATAATCAGCTTCATCAAGTATTACTACTTTAACACCACCCTGTAAAGAGATGGTTGACGCAAACTGTTTGATCTTACCACGCAGGGTATCAATATTGCCCTCTTCAGAACCATTGATTAAGATCCAATCTAGATCTAACTGATTACAAAGAGCTTTGGCTACTGTAGTTTTACCAGTGCCGGCTGTACCACTGAACAGCATATTTGGAAGTTCACCAGATTCAACTATCTTTTCGAAAGTTTCTTTTAGTTCGTTTGGTAGAACACAATCGGCGATCTTTTGGGGACGATACTTCTCGACCCATAAAAATTCATTAGACATTCACATACTCCATAATAAAATAAAAATGGGGAGCTAACCGTGGCTCCCCACGAGTCTATTAAGCGACTAACCTTGTTCACTTTCAGCTTCTTCCATAGCTTCTTCTTGCTCGGCCTGTTCACATAGCTGAATGATCTGAATCGCTTGGTCACGAAGTCCACCGATGGTGGATAGTTCTTCACCCTTGATTGCGCCACGTTGAGTCATCGCATCGATAACTGCAATCATTGACCGGGATGTGCGATTAGAAACATCCCGTAGTTCCGTCATAGTTTCTGACATGTCATTAAACTCCAAATGTCGAAGATTTTTCAAGTGCAATCCAGTACTTTACGTCTAGACTTTTGTGACTGAATTGCGTGATTAATTTAGAAGATATTTCTACCTCGTAATCGCCAGGTAGAATCTTCAAATTGTTTGTGCTTAGGATAAAGTTAAACACAGCGTCATCAGTAAAATCACCATCAATATCGATGGAGAAAGCATTTGACGTCATGTTTTGAGAGTCAACCACAGAAAGACTAAGCACACCATCACTACCTGAAATAGAAATTTCACTATGACCAAGAGTTGAAGCAGCGCGCTTTAGCTTATTCATCGTATCATTGTCTAAAGTGAACTTCACATTTGCTTCTGGCATTGTGATGTCTTTTTGTGGGGTTGTTAAAGTATCTTCAGATGAATAGAAGTACTTTACTTTAGAGCGGCCAGTTGAATCATTGACAACCACGTAATCGTCTTCAAACTTAAGACGTGGTGTATCAACTAATCCAAGGACACCCATAAATTCGTTGAGATCGTAGATGCCAAAGTCCATAGGAAACTCTTCATCAACATTAGCTCGGGCAAGTACCGTGCGTGCTTCAGAAATAGTCTTTATAGTTTTGCCAGTACGAATCATCATATTGGGGTTTATACTTGAAAAGTTTTTCAAAGTAGTTAAAGTGTTATCGCTTAGTTCCATTATATATCTCCGCATTTAATCTAGGTATATTATACACCATTTTTGTTGGTTTGTACACTACTTTTTTGGTACACATTCACTTTTTTCTCCGCACCAAGGACAATAATATTCTCGAGTTCTTGGATCAAACTTATCGCTAGTTGCAATAGAAAACCAAGCTAGGCAAGACTGACAAGTAAAGTGCCAAATAGTTTCTGGTTGTACGAATAACGCCATTATTTTATCCTTGAGAAGTTTTTGTCTTTGATAAACTCGATCTTGTTTTCGAACTTACCATCAAGTATTTCACCTTTGTGCGATATGATAAAGACATTCGTACTATCACCAAGCGTATAAAGAATCTTAATTAGATTATCCACACCATCATGATCTAAAGATGAATCAAACGTTTCGTCGAGTATCAACAGGTTTGTTGAAACAGAGTTTTTCATCTTTGCAATCTGCCGCCAGGTGAATAGAAGCGACAAATCAATTCTTTGTTTTTCACCTTCACTAAACGATTCATATGTAAATTCATCCCTGTGACGAGATCGAATCGTTTCATTGAACTCTTCGTTTAGATCGAAATGCACGTAAAAATCTAGTACCTGTAGATACTGATTGATCAGTTTATTCATTACAGGTAGATATTGCTTGATGATCTTAGTTTTGATACCCGTATCTTTTAACATCTCAGCGATAGCCATCTTGTACGAGAACTCTTCACTAGTCTTCAACTTAGAATCTTTGAGACCTAGCAGCTCTTCCTTGATCACCGCTAGGTCTTTATTTGCTTTTTCTAAATCAGCACCAACTTCTTTCTCTATATGCTTTTGGTAAGAACGAATCTGGTCTTGATATGTGGCAATCTCTTTCGAGTTGGAAGTGAGTTTATGTACCCGATCTCGAAGCGTTGAAAGTAAGCCAGTTTGCACTGCAATCTCCGATTCCACTCCTTGGCCTTCAACGCCGATTTGCTTAAGCGTTGACTTCCACCGATTCTTTTCCCCCTCAGTAGTGGCGAGAATCTCATGTTTATGGCCGTCTGAAATGGCTTGGTCGCATACGGGACACGACTCATTCTCACTGAAAAAGGCGATCCGCTTCTCGAGGTCGCGGATACTCGATTTCCGATCTTGACTTCGGAGGAGTAAGTCCTGCTTCCTATCCTGTAGCAGTTGTAACCCCTGTTCGGCTTGTGATACAGATTCATCGAGTCCGACGCTAAGCTCACTATTCTCAGCCTGTAGTTCATCGATGAGATTCTGCGATTCAGATATCCTAAGTTCATAGTTCCTCCTATTCTCCTCTGTAAGAATAGATACATCAGAAATATATTTTTTCTGTGTTTCAACTTTATTCTTACTCAGGTCAATCTGGTAGGATATGTCTTTTAGGTTTTCTTTTATGGCATTTGTTTCTTCTTTCAAAAGCTGGTTCATTCTAGAGAATACACCAATGTCAAGTAAATCTTCGATCACACCACGACGTAGACCAGGATTCAATTGCATAAATGGTACAAAGTTAGATGAACCAAGTACTACAACTTGGTGAAATGATTTGTGGTTTAATTTTAAGATGTTTTGCTCGAGTATGCGCTGGTATTCTTTCGAATGAGATGATTGGTTAATCATTTCATCATTCTTCCAGATCTCAAACTTTACCGGCCGGTCACCACGTACGACCTTGAAACGAGACACACCAATCTCAAACTCCACCTCAACCAAGCTACCCTTAGCATTGATTGAGTTAATCAATTGTGTCTTGTTAATATTTCTATGTGCCTTACCAAATAAGCCGAACGATATAGCATCCAGCATAGTAGACTTACCAGAACCGTTTTGGCCCACTATCAGAGTGTGCTTGTGTCTGGTTAGATCTATCTCAGTAAAGTTGTTACCCGTTGATAAGAAGTTCTTATAACGAAGGTGAGTAAATTTTATCATGCAATCTCTAAAGCCTGAGCCTGATTCATCAGGTCTCTCATCATGGTCTTGATTCGATCTTTATCTAGATCTGTTTCAACACCATCAACATAATCATCCATTAGCCGTGGAGTGTCATCCACTTCTAATCCTTCATCATCAACATTCATGCCGATAAACTCATTGAAGTTTTCAGATATTTTCAAATCTAAAATATCTTGATTCTGTACCCGATCAACGAAACGATCAAACGTAAAAGAATCTGACTTTTCAACTACAACTATCTTTACGAATTTTTTATCCAAATGTTTGACGTTATAGTTATTATAATCGGTTTCACGGTCATTGTACACAATTTTTTCGTATAAAGTGTACGGATTGTGAATCTTTTCAATCTCACGAGTTTCAGTATCGATCACATGAAAGTATTTTTTATCGTGTGCATCCGACCAGAAGAACTCCATTTGACTACCAAGATACCAGATGTTGTCTTGTCTTGATCCACAATGATAATGGCCGGTCAAAACTAGTTCAAACTTATTAAAGATTTCTCTACTCATGCCATGCACGTTAGTTACGCCACGCATCATCTCAAAGCCGTTTAACTCAAGATGTGCGCCTAACCAGTCTGCCTTACAATCGTTGATAAAATGCATAGACTTTTCATAGTTATCCATACAAATCCATGGTAACATAGCAATCTTTAAACCACCGTATTCCATAACGGTTGGTTCCATGATAATGTTAACTTCGTTCATAAAGTGACCGAGCAGCTCTTTTAAGCTATTCATGTCGTTTGTATTCTTAAAATACGTATCATGATTACCAGGAACAATATCCATAGTCATGCCATACTTACGCATTTCTTGTAGAAAACATTTACGATTGTGATTTAACGCTTTAATGTTTACTACCTTGCGGTTATCGTAGTAATCACCCAGATGAAGTATCTGCGTAATGCCACGCTTTTCGCACTCAGGAAAGAACACCTTAGAATAAAATTCTGCAGCGTTGTCTAAGAATATTTGAGATGAATTACGAATACCGCAGTGGGTGTCGTTCAATACAGCTATCTTCAATTAAAGTAACTCCATACGCAATAGACATAGAATGCTGCGATAGTGGCTAGCAAAGAGCCTACCGTAAACATTTCAATTCCATCATGCGTTTTATAAAAATTCAGACAGATCCGAGTCAGCCGAGACAGTTCTTTTCTTACGCTTCTTTTCAATTTTAGTTAACTCCTTCACTTCAGTATCAACAAACTTAACCCGATCGATTCTGGTCTTGAGTGTATCAACAAACATTTCCGCCACTAACCCTGATGTAGTATCTCCATTTTCGTTGACCATGAAGTCTTCGATACCAGAGTTGGCGATATATTTCATTTTAATATCTTGTTGCTTCTTCTCTTTTGCAATGCGTCTTAAGAATGCGTACCAAGTAATTTGCGTAAAGTATGCAAAAGCATTTGGTTTACCGGTTCTTGTTGCAGCCGCAATATCATAATTGTTGATTGCCTTCAAACAATTTTCTACCGCATCCATAACCATTTCTTCACGATACGTGTACCGAATAAAATTACCCTTATGTGATAAACCCTCGGCTATACGTAAGAAGCATTGCGCTACGTAGTTAGGTACTTTTGGAATGGTCGTGCTCTTCTTTTTCGCTTCATTTACGACGGTAACATAGTCGACCACTGCTTGTGAGAAGTCGGCGTTGTTTACGTAATGAATACTTTTTTTCTTTTGACGCATATGTAATCTCCTACATTATGAATATAATTATATCACGTGAGACTGTATATGTAAACATATATTTTTACGAATCATATGAAAATATTTTTGTGTACAAACCGTGCATTGTGTGGTATAATAAATTAAGGTATTTGGGGAGAGGGATATACTCGATAGAAATCTTTATGTCTATGGTACAAATCATCCAAGGTTTCTACGTTACTATCCTTTGTGAGTAAATCTTTAAACTGGTCTTTATCACTACTCCAAACCCGGCCGGTCCACCATTCGAATCCGTTATAAAAAGATTTGTATTCGCATACCTTCTCATAGGCGTAAGATGAATAGTAATACTTGTAGTCTAGTTCTTTGTATGTCTTGCATTCAAAGTTCTGCGCGAATATTCCAAGACCTAATTTAGGATTTTCATAGTCCCACGCGAACTCACCCGCCACAACACTCCAATTGTATCTTGTTAGATTAGTGTAGGCAATTATCTTACCTTCATTCCAGTATAC